AAAATTTCTTTTTCACGGTCTGCTCTGGCCGAACGATCTTCTGTCAACATACCTATCAAAGATGTTTGTTCTTTTCCCCTTTGCTCTGGGTTATTTAGAAGATCAAATGCGTATTGACCAAAATCAGTCAATGAACGCTGGATGTTTGCTTCAGTTGGATTTAATGCAAGCTCTGTACCTTCCCTAGAGATTCTGGCAGCGGACGGCTGACCAAAAACATTTGTGCTTTTAACTGTGAACGGCCTAAATTGTGTTTGTCTTCCAACCTCTCCGATCAAACCGCCTTCCATCTGAGGGAAATCTGGTGAGCCGGTCAAGGCTCTCATCGCATCCTGGCGAGCCTGCCCAATATCTTTGATCCCACGGTCAGTTAGAACGCTCTGACCAATTGCACCGATAAGACCAGCACCTGGACTTCCAAAAAATCCAGAGCCACCTTCTCCAAAACCAAAAATGTTCAACAGATTGTTGAGGTTAGGAATCCCTTGTGACTCATCGACTTCGCCAGTTTCAGGATTGTATACGGCCATTAGTAGGTCCCTCCGTCAATGGTGCCGGTAATTGTTCCTGACACCGTGAGGTTTGCGGCAGTAGTAGTCCCCGTAAAGGTCGGAGCAGCTAAATTAGCCTTAGTAGCCACCGCAGTTGCTATGTTATCGAACTCTGTATTTACTTCAGTTCCTTTCACCACCTTGGCTGGATTTCCTGACACCAGAGAATCCTTGGCGGCAAAATTTGTTGTCTTAGTGTAATCAGTCATTAGACAATCCTTCCAAGTAGTGCATGAATATTTAGCTGTTGTATAGCTATTGATTTACCATTTACAGTGCTTTCGACACCTACCGAAACCACTGCTCCAGATCCAGAAGTGTTTATCTTCTGCCTGTTTATAAGACTCAAAGACCCTGAATACTCAGCGGTCGTATTAAATTCAGATATGTTGTACTGAGCAGCATTGTTTGCAGGTAATGTGTATGCTTGTTTTTTATAAGCATTGGAATAATCGTAAGACCAGTTAAGCACAACCGGAGCTTCTGCCCCATCAAACGTAGTTAAATTAACCTTTTTAAGAAACTTCAATACTGAGCTATCACCAAACGCAAGCGGGTGTGAAAAGTAACTAAGTTGAAAAGCAACATTGTTATCGTCATAGCCCGCATATTGTGCAAGACCCGATGAAACACCAAAATAAATTGTATCGTCTGCTAAATTAGTAAAACTAAGCGGAGAGATAGCAGTCCAAGTTGTTGCTCTGTGCGAGCCATCTTGTAATGGAAATCTAGTATCAAATACAAATACTTGTTGTAAGTTTGGAAAATTAACCAAAACAAATGCTTCTTTTGCGCTATAAAGCGTCTTGATATTTCCAGTTTCTCCCGCAATCAAAGCCTTAATATCACTGTTTACATTCTTCGATATATCACCAATCGGTGATGACTTTTCTTGGATTGTTCTTGCAATACTCCGCATTCCTGACTTATCAAGAAACAACAAGTCTTTACCCGTAGACACAACGCAATCACGCGAAACACAGCCAATGTTTGATATTGTATCCGCCAAAGTCATTGATGCTGGCGACTCTGCACCTGAATAGAGCAATATCGAGTCTTTTCCAAATATCACTAAGAAATCATTGTGAGCCGCAAGAGCAACAATTTCGTCATATCCGTTCGGCCAAAACTTAGAAATATCAATCGACCCTGCTGACCCTGAGTCCCAAACTGTTCCATCCAGTAAGTCACTAAAAAATACTGTTGATTTATCAGTTGAAAAATCAGCAACAAACAGTCTTCCAAACGCTGCTAGAACTTCGTTGCCTTGGGGCGGTGTGCCTGATGCTCCGCTGTGTGCAGACATCTTTTGTATTGCGCCTACTGAATTAGAATAGACTAAAGGCTCATGCGCTCGTTGGAAAAAATATGCTTTACTATTAAAGTTAACGATCTTCCAATTGTTTGCAGAAACTGTATACGAGCCTGGGGTAGCATCTGCTAATGTAGACGTTCCGGTAAATAATTTATTATTACCAGCCGTAAATATTTTTGTATTACCTGCCTCATCGCGGAATTGATGCACTGCTTCAATGCCAGCCGACGATCCCAACACGCTACTTCCGTTGGATGACACCATCTCATAACCTTTACGCGCAGCAATGCGACCTTCTTTATCTATGATGCAGTTATCTGCAACAGAGGCAAATGTAGGGTCTTGAGCAAGAGGCGCGTCTTGGGTGTTTATACCCGCAAAGCCTGGAGCCGTAATAGTTATGCTTTGAAGTCGTTGGGCCATTAATTCACCTGAAACGTAAGCTCCGCAGGATAACGGTTAGCATCAAAAGCAATTGCGTCTGATAAGGCGGTAGATGCAACGGCAAACTGTTCTGCCGCAGACTGTCCACCCGTTTCACCCCGCTCTCGCAAAGCCATGGCATATGCGAGTTGAATCACTGGATTACTTGGAATAGATAATGTGTCTGAGTCAGATGTAAGATCAGCTTGTGGGACAACTACATCAAATCTCAATGCAAAAACAGCGTTTGGCTGGGGATACAGCTTGATCTTTAAATCTTTATTAGTGTCTGTACCAATAAATGTGAAGTAGTCCGGTGATCCTGAAACAACCGCAGTGTTGTAGTACACGTTGTTAAAGTATGACTTGCTACGCTGATACATAAACTTCTGAGACGTTGTATTCATAACATCTTTTATTACAGCCAAATCTCCACTGCCTGTAATGGAATATTCACTAGTGCCGCTCGTTGTGTTAATAGTGATAGCATCTCTTAGAGCCGTCCAATCAAACGAGTTTTCTACTATTTTTTTTGCATCATTTACTAGATCGCCAATAAGACTGGAGTAATCGGTGGCATTTACTGTGTCCACCTGATCCTCTCGCAACCTGCGTAAAACATTATTAATAAGGTCTAAATACGTCATGCCAATAACCTCCGTATTAGCCCTGAATATTCTGAAACATTGTTCATTTCAAATGACATGGGATCAAATAACTCGCTTGGCTCTGCCATTACAGTTGGTACAATTTTTGGCGTGGTAACTAGCGTTAATAACCCAGTTTTACCAGGCTCTCCTTGAATCCCCTGTTCTCCTTGAATCCCCTGCTCGCCTTGGATTCCTTGTTCGCCTTGGATTCCTTGTTCTCCTTGGATTCCCTGCTCTCCTTGTTCGCCTTGATCCCCTTTATCGCCTTTATCGCCTTTGTCACCAGTAATTGTTGTGACCGTGTTCGTTGTGTTTGTTGTGCTATCTGTAGTGGTATTTGTTGTCCCATTAATAACGGGCGGTGTTGGCCCAATAGCATCCCCTGCATCAAATGTTATAGCGTCTGATGTATTACCACCAAGGATATTAGTATTCCCATTATTACTACCTCCATCCAGATTTCCCTCCGTAGTACCAATATTTGACATTGCTGCATCATATTGATCTTTAGTTATAATTTCATCGCCTTGAATAAGACCAAATCCCTGAAATTGTCTGTAGGTGTATGAACCATCTGGCTGTCTATTACGAACATAAGTAGTTTGATTCATTATATTTTGATTATCGGTTGCAGAACCAACATCTTCGAGTGTAGGAACACCATTAACATAGTAAATGCTTACAGTTTGACCTTCTGTAAGTGGTTGTCCTTCTGTATTTGCAACAGTATCAAAATTAATTATTTCGCCGCCTTCCATTCGATTACCCTGCAAATCAAAAGGTGCGTATACAAAATTTCCGTCTTCATAAATAAAACTATAATTAACTCCACTAGACACGTTTCCTGACCCAGCATCTACCACAGATGTTGAGCCATCTGCACTTGTGCCTGTTGAATCATTTGAAATCGTAGATGCTGTTGTATCTGCTGTTAAATCATCTGTTGACTTTACAGATAGATCTACGACTGTTTCTGCGCCTTCGCTCGTAGCAGAGCTTTCAGATGAAGCTGTTTGACTCGTTGTATCTGTTAATACAGGGCCGGTTTGCAATAGTTCTAATATTGAGGGAGTTTTAGTAGGAAGCACATCCCCAGTAACTGTATATCCCGCAGCCTCCAACGCAGCATTTACCTCTTCTTTAGGTATGCCTAGTGTTTGAGTAACAATGTCAGATGAATATCCGGTTGTTCTAAGATACTCTGCTAGTTTGTCTGCTTGTTGTTCTGCGGGAACAGTCATCTGTATATCACGCAAATCTCTTTGCGCTTTTTCAAATGCTTCTTCCGCAGCGGTATACATACCTTCTGTTTCCATGTATGCCCGTTGAGCAGCGTCTTGCAGAATCGCATCAAATATTCCAGCAAAAGGATATGCTGTTCCAGATCCAATTGTTGTGCTACCTGGTAGGACATTTGGTTCTGACATACCTAACCACCTTTACCATTAGAGCCGCCGTAAAAAAACGCAGCACAAGTGCCCAAAATACCGCTCAACTGGCCTAAAACCAGGCTAATTATAGTTTCATCGTTTTGATCGTGCGGCATAATAGTTACAGCCATTACATATGCTCCGTATAGGAGCAACGCTAATATACAAAACACTTTAGGAGTTATATCCCCTGAGAACTTAGCTCTAGCATCCTTGCGGTCTTCGACCTCAGTTTTAAACGACTCAAGATCTATTTCCATTTCACGGATACGATTCTTAAAGTCTTTATCAGCCTCTTTGAGCAATACCGCTTTTTCTGGCTCTCGCTCAATTAGATCTTCGATCTCATTAGCTGTAGCCTCTGGCATACCTAGCTTCTGTGCTGCCATCTTGACAGCCATCCCTGCCATCGGACCGCCAGCAGCACTAGCAATCGTTGGGGCAAGGGACTTTAGTAATCCACCTAATTTCATTTAAACAACAACACCAGTTGTATAATCAGTCGTAAATCAGCTATCGCTTTTGTCTACGCCTTCGGCGTCTTCCTCCGCGACAATCTCATCAATCGTGTCACATACATCTGGGACAACAACACCTGCTGTAGCAGACAACGCAGACCTACCTACCGCTCTAATACCTTTGTAAAACTGACTGCAATAAATTTCTTTATTGTCAATTACACCTTGAACAGATGTGCAACTTGAAAGGGTTAGTAACATTGCGATAGCTAGTATTCTCATCCAGTTTTCTCCATAAACCTTTGCGCTTCTTTATTGATGGGTTTTACGTTGTCTTGCGTATCTAAGAATCGTTTTAATCTTTGGTTATAACCTTCCATCAGATGATCTGCTATCCGATCTTTTAGGTTCCCTCTGTCAGCAACTCTTGTTTCTTTACTAGGATTTATATAGTCAGAATCTGAATTACTAAAATACAACATAGTTTGAGAACTTGATGGGCCATAGCAAAAACGCGGGATTCTAGCCACCATGTCACTGCCATGAACACAAGATATTTGATTATCGAGGCTCATTGGCTTTTTAAATCCTTTGAAAAATACGTTTGGCTTGCCAAAGGTTATGAGGTTTATATTGTCATGCTTACCATTTAGTTTCGCCGCAGATAATTCAGCTAATGCTCCACCAAGACTATGCCCACAAATTAGAGTGCGCTTTTTTGGGTCAAGATGCTTTTTAATCTTGCTCCATATTGAAGCGTGCTGCGCTACGAATCCACCATGACAAAGCCTGCCAGCGTATGGCACAGGAACCACACATATATCAGTAAGTATGTCGTTTATTTTGCGCTGAGTGCCTCTAAAAACAATAACGTCTATAGATTTTCTTTTCACAACAAACGCTGTTGCGCCTGTTAATTTATTCTCAATTTTTATCGCATCACGATTCTGGTCGTTATATGCTTTGATTGACCAGCTACACGCCATGTTGAGTAGCACAGGATCTAGCTTCATTTCTAAGCCTTCAGAATAAGTGTGTTAGATAACAACTGATATTTCATCACTCTACCGCCACGCTAGTTATTGCCATTACAACAATAAATATTACTGCGAATGTTCCTATAATCGCAGCAATATCAATCATTGCCGCTTTGGACTGCGCCTTCTGTTTTGCCTCAGCAATACGCAGGTTTCTTAATCTCGCTCTTTCTCTAATAGTATCTTCCCAGAGATCACCCCTTCCTGAGTATAAGAAAAGATCTTTTAAATCCTTCTCTAGCCTGATCGCCTTATCCTTTTGAAGCGTTATTTCTAAAGCCTGCGCCTCTATAGATTTGCCGCCAAACAACTTCTGTATTGCACCACTATTTGTGGCTTGCTGCTCAAGTACGCTAATCTCTTCTCTAGCATCGAAAAATTTACCTATTGCTC